TTCAGCCTGGTGAACGGCCTGGGGTATGACGACTTCGTGAATGCTCAGGCGCTGATGCCTACTCTGTACCGCGATGGTGCCTTGTTCGTCATGAACCGTAACATGGAAGCCGCGGCGTACAAGATCAAGTCCTCGACTGGCGTGCCGATTTTCAGCCAGGATCCGCAGAACGGCTTCACCAAGAAGATCCTGAACTATCCATACGCCGTGGACGATTACATGCCTGACAACAATGTCCTGTTCGCCCGGATGGATTACTACTATTTCAACTTCAGCCAAAGCCCCATCATCGAGGCGGACCGCTCGGTTGCGTTCTCCAGCGCCAGCATCATGTACCGTGGCTTGCTCATAGGAGATGGAAAGCCCGCCTTGGGAGAAGCCTTCGTTTTGATGAGTGGTGCCTAAACATCGTCAAACTGGTTGCCGCTTGAAGCGGTAGAGAAGAAGAGGGGGCGGCTAATCACCGTCCCCTCACTATTCCAGAACGGAGGTAAAAATAAGTGTCAGATGCACCGTATAACGTAACTGGCCAAAGTGTAACAACTGACGCCGGGGCTCCCAACACACTCGGGCAGGACTTCATCGCTCACTTCCAGGTGGCAGCGGCCAAGGCCGTCGCAGCAAACGCTGCCGGTGTCCTCGCGTCAACTCCACTGGCTGCGGCAGCGGAAGCAATAACCGCCGGTCTCACGAGTCCCGCTTTTCCGCGCAACGTCTCAATCACCGGTAACGCATCCGGGATCACCGGGAACGTCACCGCGAAGGGCACCAATTTCGCCGGTGCCGCAATCTCCGAGACCATCGCCCTGAGCGGCACCTCCACGGTGGCCGGCAACAAAGCATTCAAATCTGTGACCGAGTTCGACCTGCCGGCACAGACTCACGCCCCGACACTGCAGGTAACGACTGCCACCGTGGTCGGCACTATCAGCGCGGCAGGAACCGCCCAGGTCGAGACCGCCACCATCGTCGGTACCGTAACTCTGGCTGGCTGGGCGAATGTAATCGTGACCGCCGCAGGTATGACCGGATCACCGAAGACCTATCAGGTGGCCGTCGCCCTTAACGACACCGCTTCCCAGGTAGCTGCCAAGGCCATCGCCGTCCTTGCCGCCGACCCTGTGCTTACCGCGAGGTATACGGTTGGCGGATCAGGCGCCACCATCACTCTGACAGCCGTTGCTCCTGCTGTCAATGACTCCGCACTCAACATCTCCGTGGACAATAATACCTGCACCGGCCTCACCACGGAGCCCACGTCGGCGAACACCACAGCGGGTGTCAGGTCGGGCGCGGGCAATGCCGTTGTTGTCGTGACCGGCGCTCCTTTGGCCGGGTCCCCGAAGACATTCCAGGTAGCCGTTGCGAACGGCGACAGCGCATCCACTGTAGCCGGGAAGATCCGCGCCGTGCTGGCAGCGGATGGGGCCACCACTACGGCCTACGCTGTCTCGGGCGCAACCAACGCCGTGATCCTGACGGCCAACATCGCAGCCCTCAATGACGCGACGCTGAACATCTCCGTGGACAATAATACCTGCACCGGCCTCACCACGGAATCAACATCCGCGGCTACCACTGCGGGCGCGGCGGATGCCGTGAGCGTCGGCCTGGGAAGCAAGCTGGGCATCCCGTATCACAGACCTCGCAACTCTGTCCTGGCCGCGTATCTGAACAACGTCCTTGAGGCGACGGCTCCGACCGTGGCGTTTGATGCAGCCAATGTCGAGAACAACACGATCACGCTGAACAACGCGCTGAACGGTTCACAGGTCGATGCCTACCTGATCGTATAGGGGTGATACCGTGACCATACTCACTCCGCAGGAAGCGGCTGACATGCTCAGACTGCCCGACCCGAACGATTATCCGCAGCTCAACATCCTTCTCCCCGGTGTCGACGACTTCATCAAGACCGCCACCGGTCACGATTGGAGTAGCGACAATCCGCTTGATTCGACCGCTAAGCTGGTAGCATCCTGCCTGGTCGTCAGGTGGTTCAACGACATGGGGCAACTTGGCGCGACGCTGAGCCCCAACGATCCCCTGGTCGCGGTGATCACCCAGTTGCACGCCAAAGCCTTACAGATGGAGCCGCCTCCGCCACCGCCCAGCCCTCCCATCTGGGAGGTGTGACCGTGGCCAAGATGAAGCCTGAGGACATGCGGCATAAGATCTTCGTCAATTACAACGCCCAGCCCGAACGTGTCGATGGCAACGGAGTTTCCTGCCCGGACTGGCAGCCGCTCGTCGTGGACAGCAACGGCAACCCTCGTCCATTCATGGCGAAGAAAGAAGGCATCAAGGGAAGACTGTATTTCCAGGCAGCGGCGGTCCAGGCCGAGAGCGACATCCAGTACACGATCTACTTCCGGACAGACGTCAAGGCGACGATGCAGATTATCGATGACACGGAGACGCTGATCATCAAAGTGCCTCCGGTCGACACCGACGGCATGAGGATGTGGCTGGAGATCCATGCAAGGGATGTGATGACCGATGGGGGCTGAGATCGAGATCAGCGGTCTGAATGAACTGATGGCCAACCTCGCAAAAGCGGGAGCGAATGTCAACAGAGCGGCAAGCATCGCATTGAAGGCCGCAGCGGAACCGATTGCTGATGACATGCGGAAGCTGGTCCACGTCAGCTCGGAGAGCCATCGCCACATCAGGGACGACATCACGATCTCCCCTGTCAAAAAGCAGGGTGACGTGCAATACATCACGATTGGCCCCGGTCCTGAGACGCGCTGGCGGGCAAGGTTCCTCGAATTCGGCACCAGCGGCAGCGGCAAACATAAGGCAACGATGGCCTTTCCATTCATCCAGCCGGCAGGCGAGAAAAACAAGGACACCGTGCCTGCGATTATCGCCAAGGTGCTCGGGGGGGCGGCAAAGACGTGATCAATATCAACAACCTGATCACCGCCACCCTGGAACCTCTGGGCGTGCCGGTGAGCCTGCGCCGATATGCCGGTACATCCCCGACCTACATCACCTTTTTCGAGTACAACGAGCAAGGCGAAGAGTGGGCGCAGAATCAGGAGACCGCGACCGGCTACTACATGCAAGTGGACATCTGGAGCAAGACCGACTACACCGATCTTTCTGCACAGGTCTTGGCTGCCCTGATTGCGGTAGGCTTCAAGCGGACGATGGCCATTGATTTGTCGTTCGAACCCAACACGCTCATGTATCACAAGGTTTTCCGCATGACCTACGTAGATTTCTGAGAAAGGAGAAAACCCATGTCTATTGTTGGTATAGAAAAATGTTACATCGCGGTCCAGACTGCGGACACAGACTCTGACCTGACCTACGGGACTCCGGCGCACTACGAAGGCATCCAGGAAATTGGCATGAAACCCAAACAGAACACCGCGACCCAGTATGCAGAGAATAAAGTCTGGGATCAGGCGACAGCGTTCGACTCCTGCGACGTGACGGTGAAACTCGCTGACCTGTCCAGCGCACAACGCGCGGTGGTATTGGGGCAGACGATTGCCACCAATGGCGGCGTCTATGCGACCGACGCGGATGTCGCTCCCTACGTGGCCCTGCTCTACAAGGCGACGATCCGAGGCGGTTGGCGCTACGGCATTCTGTATAAAGGCGTGTTCACCCTGCCTGACGATTCTGCCAAAGGGCAGGAGGGCAAGATCGAATTCCAGTCTCCCTCTATCGCTGCCCTGTTCCAGGCAACGCGCATGAACGGGATGTGGGAGTACCACGTAGAGACCACCGATCCCAACTGCCCGGTTGACATTGACTCCACTTGGTTCAACTCGGTGACGATTCCGGATGCTGATATCACTCCGCCGACCGTGATCACTACTCCAGCCGAAAACGCCACCGGGGTGGCCGTGGTTGCGCCCATGGTCTGGACGTTCGATGAGGAAATTGACCCGTCCAAAGCGACACGCGATAACTTCTTCCTGGTGCAGGCCTCGAGCGGCGCATTGATTGCGGGCGCTCTCACGCTTGACGGTACGGGCAAGATTGTGACGATCACCCCGTCGGTCAGTCTGACCGCTCTCACCAACTACATAGCGATCGCAACGAACGTAACGGACCTGGCCGGGAACCAGATGGCCACATCCGTGACGAACTTCGAAACTGTTTAAGAATTGCAGGGCGGCGCCGGGCATCATTCCTCCCGGTATGCCGCCCAAATTATTTAATGTGAGACGTTCTGGGCATCAATTGGTTGTGCTGTAAAAGTTGCCTTGCACCTTTTGCATTTCCATTGTGTGACGGTCTTTTGAAATTTGCCTACTATGGATGCAATAAAAAGCAGGAGGGTGGCGGCATATAAAATTACAGCCAAAATCCACAACGGCCAATAGGATTCGGCAAACGCTGTGCATATGAAGGCAAAGAAGAGCACTGCGAAAACCGTCATGAGGCCGATCTTGTTTGGAACGATGTCGCTTGAACCACACTTCGGACAGACTATCATCTGAATACCCCCTTAAATTAATAGTATTTACTTTATTTATATCATGGGAGGAGATTTTATGGAACTGATTCTTGGAGGGAAGACTTTTGTGGCACCGGTACCTAAGGCCAGAATGATCCGGGAAGCAATCAGGATTACCGAGGAAACGAAGTTCGATGATATCAATGGCACCACCATGGACAAGCTAGTCAACTATGTAGTCGACATCTACGGTAAACAGTTCACCATCGACGAAGTTTACGATGCTTTGGACGCCGACAAGCTCATTCCGACGCTGATGGATTGCATTTCCGACATCGTCGGTCAAATGGGGGCAACTCTTGAGAAATTCCCAAACGGTCAACCGGGGGTAGAGGAGAAGAACTAATATCCCCGGGGGACTGGATGAAAGAGATCTATCTAATATTGCTCAAGCAGGGATGGACATTGCCGGCAATCGATGACATGGATTTTTTTTATTACCTGGATCTGGTTGCGTACCATGCCAACAAGAACCGTGTCACGATAGACCAAATCTTCTAGCCCTCCACTTGCGAAAAATAGCCTTCAAGCACCTTATCAAGAATTTTCGTCAACGGGATTCCAGTTTCCTGCAAGAAAGCTTGTCCAACAGCAATTAAAAGTTTGAAATATTCTTAGAAATCCCCCTTGACAAGTTGGATAATGGTTGAGTATAATTAATCATATTCCAATTATGGAAGAGGGGGTGGCTGTGGAAGAATTAATCACGCTAGATGAATTAAGTCGGGTGCTCAAAGTAAGTCGGACAACGATTGACCGTTGGCGACGAGAAGGATTACCGTATGAAAAAGTTGGTAGGGGTGTTCGATTTCAGCAGGAAAAAGCTTTAGGATGGATCAGGCAGAATAAAGGTTTGGGAAATAATTAAAGGAAGCCAGTCACTTGGCGGCGGCATGGCTTCCCTCACACAGCACCTCCGAAGAGGTATGCTTCGCTATAGAGTATATCATGCTCTGCAGCCGACAGGCAACCTCCGGAGGCAAAAACCAAAGGAGGTTTATTTTATGGATTTTTTTTTATGATCGTGTAACTGAATTGCTTGACGAGTACAGGCTAAAATTGACTGGCTCATTGGAATCCAAGAAAGAATCAAGAGTGTTTGGCTTCATTTATAAAGATCAATCTGGATATCAGACGGAGATTCTAGATTTCGTTTACAAGAAAGCCTATGAGGATGGCCGGAAAAATGTTTTGCAGCTAACTTAATTTGATAGTAACCATTTGTTATGGGATGGACGGATTTGAATATGTTGGAATATTATTAAGGAGTGATTTGGCATATGGCAAAGGCAACAGAGGTAACAATCCAGGCTCCGCAGTTTCAAACGGCTGTTTTCAGGATCAGGGGCATTGCTCCGTATGTTCAGAATGCGTTCAGCCAAAAGGCCCAGCAGCAGATCAAAGAAACTCAGATGGCCGGGCCAACTGCTAAGAAAGGGAAGAAGCGTGAGCCAAAAGACTTCCAGGCTTGCTACCAGCAGGCGCAGCACCGCAGCCCTGAAGGATGGCACGGCATCCCTGCGAACGGTCTGAGATCGGCTATGGTTTCTGCTTGCCGGACGGTTGGTTTTCAGATGACACGGGCCAAACTGGCTGCTTTTGTCGAGGCAGATGGGTATGACCCTGTG